AAGGTAAGTGATGAATTAATTATACCACTACCTAATCCATTGTTACTTATAACTGTAGCTGCATTTATTTTATAAGTATGCCCTGTTGGAATATTAACATCTCCATATCCTGTTGCATTTCTATTAAAGTCTTGAACAAAGGCTTCTTTATTTGTTGCGGCACTTGAATAAGAAGATATAACACCTATGTTTTTAAGTCCAATAGTTGCACTTGCATCTGCATATTCAGGAAAAGTTACTGTAATTCTTATATGAGTTTCTGCATTGTGCATACCTGTTGAGTAATACATAGCCAATCCAAAACCATTCCAAATCCCTGTTGTATGCCAATCAGTAGTAATTCCACTATTAGTAGTCCAATCATTATTACTATCATCACTTGCATCAAAACTTCCATCTAATCTTTCTACTACCATTGTAGGTGTTAAACTTCCACCTCCTGAAGCACTTGATGTCCAAGTACCAATAGAACTCCAAGTATTCTCTATATAAAATAAATGGTCATCTGCCCAAGTGCTTGACCTTTCTATAACAAATCTGAACTTTCTTTTAGTATTAGTCAATGAATGTGCAGTAGACCTTCTTCCATCTAACAATTTTTGTAAATTACCAACATTACTCATATCATCTACATAAGCACTTGCAGAATAATCATAGTACTCAAATGTAAGAGGAGATTGAAATCTTATTAAGTCTGTCTGTGAAGTGTTAATAAATAAAGGTAACATCATATCGCCTAATGGACTAAAATAACCGTGAGCATTTTCAAACTCAAGTCCACGTTGAGGCATATTCATTCTACCATTATCGCCTATTTTTAAAGCAAAAGTTTCTTGACTTCCCTCTCCTATTGTAAGAGTTTGTGCCGAAGTATCAATAGTTAATAAATCATTATTACTATTATCTCTCCAACCAAAATTAATACCTGTATCTGATGTTTTATGATAATATGTGTTACCACTTAAACCTACTTCTACCTTGTCAGTAGCACTATCATCTGTCATTGTAATTTGTGGAAATGCACTATTAAATTGTTTAGTGTCTGTAAATGTTTGTGCTCCTGCTAATGTAACATCTCCTGTATTAGTTGTATACCCATAATCCTCAATTTTTTCTTTTATTGCTCCTGAACTCATTATGTGGTCATCAGTATCTGTAAATTCACTTCCTACATCTATATCATTAAAATTATGTCCACCTATATATAAATCAGCTGTAAATACTGCATCTCCATCATTTTCTATTCTAAATAATTCAGTAGCAGTAGAATCTGTACCTGCTTTTAATACTTCAAAGTGTCCTGTTCCATTATTATTACCATCTACTATTAAGGCAACATTTGTTACACTACTTATTAATGTTTGATTTTCAGGACTACCTGAATCATCATCAAATTCTATAAAGTTCCAAGTTCCTGATGTATCACTTTTAATTTTTCCATCTGCATTTATTGTAATATCTCCACCAAATATAGCATTAGCACTAAATGTTTTTGTTCCACTAAATGTTTGTGTAGTTGATAAGTGTGCTGTGTCTGCATCTAAATAAGCACTTGCTATTGGAGTACCATTCCATACACCTGTAGTTATATTACCACTTGTAATAATAAAATGGTCTACATTACCATCACTACCTAATCCTAAAGGGCCTAGGTCATCAGTAACTCCACCTCTTGCTTTTATAGAGCCTGTAGAATAAATACCACCCGATGCTTGTGCAAAAAGATAATTATGAGTTACACTTACTACACCATCATCTCTAACATAAAATAAATTAGTTCCACCACTATCTTTAATCTCTAATGATTTTGTACTATTACTAGTGCCTTCTCCAATAATTTCTACTTTTGAATCAGGGTCAGTAACACCTATACCAACTCTACCATCATCTTGTAATCTCATTATATTTTTAAGAGTACCACCACTATGTGCCCTAAATTGCAAAAAGTTACTTGTATCGTCTGCATCATCATCAACAGTAATATATAAATTACCATCAGATTCTATTTCGTGATTCATACTTGTATCATCACCTCTAAATATTAATTTAGATTCAGGAGAGTTTATTGTTAAATCACCTGATAATGTAGTATTACCATCGCCATCTACACTTAATCTTGCAGTATTATCTAACTTTAATTCAAAACTATCATCGCCTATTGTAATTTGATTGTAAGTACTATCATTATATTGTCTACGAAGTATTAAATCTTCATCATAAGAAGATATAAGGCCATCATCTACAACTATAGGATTATTAAAATAATACCTTGCTCTATCTGTATAAAAATGTGCCCAAGAAGCATTTTGAGGACCAATATTAACATAACCATAATTTGTATATACTCTTAAAGAATTGCCACTTACACCTAAACTAACTTCATCATTTGTTCCTGTGTCTGCTGCAGTTCCTGCTATTAATACATCATCACTAAACTTTTTATGTCCTGCTACTGTTTCATCACCTGTTAAACCTACTTTAGTTGCTATACTATTAGTAACTGTAGTAGCAAAACTTGCATCATCACCAAGTGCAGCAGCAAGTTCGTTAAGTGTATCTAAAGCAGCAGGAGCAGAGTCTATTAAAGCATCTACCTTAGCCTGTGCTAATGTATTGACTTCATCATCAAAGTCGTAAATTAAATCGTGTGATAGTTTGGTTTTAAGTGTGCCTGTAATGTCTAAATCGCCATCAACTCTAAATAAACCACTATCAGAACCATCAGGTAAAGGAGAGGAGATTCCTAATATAGAAGCCTCCCCACCAATTTTTAAAGGTTGTAAATCATTAGACAAAGGATAGCCGTCACCTAAAGTGACTTCATTAACTAAACTACCATCTTTTGTCTTATTATAAGGCATTAATCTACTCGTAACCCCTTAATGAATCCTCTTACAGCTGAACCTACAAAGTTATCTAGTAAATCTACAAACCAAGGCTCTATAGTCTTATTCCATATACCTTTTGTAAATTTCCACTTAGATAACCCCAAAGTCATAACTTTACCTGCTGAGTAGCATATTGACTCTACCCAAGCACAAATCTCTTTATTTGGTACCTTTTTGAGGATATATAGTGCTATTCCACCACCTGTACCACCCATTAGTAATCCTGAATTACTCATTAAAAAATCTAACATATTGTTTCTCCTATTTATATTTTTTTATTATTGGTCTTATTTTACTCCACAACTCATCGTCTTTTTTTGATTTAGTTGTTTTGACTATCAAATCACCAATCATTAACAATACAGAAACTCCACCTTTTTTGGCTATCCATCTAGCTAATAAGACTTTAATCATTTCTTGTTTCCATCTATTAGCTCACCCCATAATGAAGTTCTGCCGTTTATTATCTGTATTATGTGAACTGTAAAAAGTCCACCTTTAAAAAAATCTACTATTGCAAATGCGTGTGCCCAGTTAATCGGTCTACCACCAAGCCAAGAATTTGCTTCTTCTTTCATATCCTTCAAACATCCGATACTCCAAGCAGACTTAGGTCCGTCTTTATGAGTAACCGACATTTGTTGAAGGTCGTGCCAATGCCCATACATAATATTACAACCAAGTTTACGCAAATGGTTGGAAGTATGGTATTGACCTCCATAATGATGTCCGTGATATAGGTATAATTTACCTAATTTTAAGTGTTTTCCAAAGGGAATATATTTATATCCTCTGTCCTTTAGATTAACTGCATTGGCAAATTTATACTGAGGTATGTAAGGATACTTTTCTACAGCAAAGTTTAACCAATTATCGTGGTTACCTTCTGTGATGTATCTCTCGTGACAATTAACTTTGTCAAGAACCTCATCAATTTGGTCCATACCTGCATTTACATCTTTTACATCTCTATCGAAATCTTCTATAAGGTATTCTAATGGTGGAGCTTTTTTTCTTTTAAATCTCCAAGCACTAAATGAGTGCCATTCCCCAACATCACCTATATCTACATACGCATCAGGCTTAACTATCTCTATAGTTTTTTTTAGACAGTTTATAGCAGGTTGGTCGTGCAGAGGAAAGTGTTTGTCAGGCGTTACAATTACTCTTTTGACTACGCCTCTATCCATTTACTTTATCTCACTTTTTATTTGTTTTATACGATATAAAAAATATGCGATAAGCACTACCATATACCCCATTTCTACAACTGGACCAAATAAATCAATACACTTTACAAAATATCCACTTAATCCAAGCGTACCAACTTTTATACTGTCAATGTCCAAAATCCACCTCTTTTACCCTATCGCTTAATTCTTTTGCTCTATTAGGTGTTTGTTTCGCCCAAAGGCTATCTAGCATCTCTACTGATGCTTCTTCAAACTGTCTGTCCTGTAAATAAGAAATAGTTTTCTTAAACTTAGAAAAACCATTTACACCTAATTGATAACACATCTCTAAAACAACATCTTTAATCTCTTGTGGCATATACATAAACCAACTAAACTTAAAATTAACACTATCTTCTAAATTGTGTAATTTACGTTCAAGAATAATGTCGCATATATCTCTATCTAATTCTAAATCTTTTATTGCAAAGCCGTACCCTATAGTATCTATACCTAAACTATCTTTATACACTATACCTACATAGCCTTCGTGCTCTTTAATGCTGTCTATTAAGCTCATTTTCTTCTTTCCTGAAAATCTTATCGTAGTTTTTTTTATACTGCTTATCAGTTATAGGGATTCTATAAGAA